GGTGGTGGAGTTCTATTCTGCCCACCTCCAGTTTGCCCGCGACCTCTACCGCCTGGTAGATCAACATTAAGATTACCATTCAACTCAGGCATTGCACCTGGGGGTGTTAGAGTCCCACCAGTTGCATTTAAAATTTGCTCAAGAAGCTCATTGGTTCTTTGTTGATTTTCGACAACTCTACTCAAGAACACTGAAGATCTAGAAACCTGACGAGCTGCATCTTGGTTTGATGAATTGACAGTGGCAAGATCAGAATCTTGTTTTTTAATTCTGTTATCAAATGCAGCCATCAACCTTCCCAGAGTTGGGAACATTTTATTGAAGGTAAAGGAACCTAGTGCCAAAGTCCCCATACCAATGGACTTCGCTAGATCTTTGAACCCACCAACAGAACCACCTGAACCTACGGATTCACCACCCTGTTCTTGCGTTGATACCTTACTAAGATTGTCTTTTTTATCAACAACAATTATTGAGTCAGTGCTTTCTATTTTCTTTTTTGATTTTATCTTTTTTGGTTTGTTAGCAGGATCAATCTCTTTGCTGTGAGTAGAACGTGTAGTCTTTTCAATTTTTTCCATGAAAGCTTCAAGTTCATCACCAGTCATATACTTTGACTGCATCTGACGAACTTCGCCGAGGTATTCGCGAATATCTGCCTCAGTTATTCTACCAGACTGAGAGTACCTCTCCTTTCTGGCTTCTGCTGTAGGCAGTGGTTTCAATATGTTTCTTGGATTTGAATCTGACATATTATGATGCCCTAGCTAAACTGTCGAATACTGACAATAATCTGTCTCTGAGTGAGACCTCTCCGCCTGCCATTTGTTTTTTCTCTTGAATTCTGGATGCTTCTTGTTGGCGTAGCTGCTCGTTAGATATTGGAGAGTTCTGATTGAATTCCCTCAGCATTCTATAAGTGTTAGATATCTGTTCTCTATTAGCGGCAATTCTGTCCACGGATGCCTGCGCGAGCGCGGGAGCGGATGAGGATGGAGCTGCGACTGGCTGTTGTCCGGCAGCTACAGGCATGTTACTTGCGAATGAGGCAGCTAGCTGCATTCTTCTCTGGCGTGCATGACCATTCGATCTTTCATAATACTGGTCAACAAAAGCTGCAGCCTGTTCAGGCGTAGTAGCCTGACGTATCATAGTTCCTGCTCTTCTCTCATTACCCTGCGTCAGTTCAAAGTTTATAAAGCCAAGCTGTTGTTCAAATGATGAACCACGAATATCCTGACCCGACCATCTCTGGAATGCTGCCTGTCTATCTGGGTGCCACTGAGCAATACCATATGCCCTACCACCATCACCAACAGCGCTTGGATTAAAGTTACTTTCAACTTGTAGATTAGCTGCCAAACCTGCAGCTTGCGCTGGCGACCAACCAGATGATTGAAAAAACTGCATGGCAGCTGCAGCTGAACCGCTGGTTGCTGTTCCACCCTGTCTTCTATCCATCATTCCTTGCACCATTGGTGAAACAGTTGGTGCTTGATTCATCATTTGTATTGGTTGCATACCACCACTTGCTGGTGGTGGTCCGCCACCTGCCGCTGTTGCCATAGCAGGAGCTGCTCCACCACCGCCACCGCCGAGCGATGGTGTAGCAGGTGGTGCACTTCCAGTCGGCTCAGCCATTGTTTGTTGAGTTGGTAGTGATAATCCTTCGAATTTGATACGTTCCGCCTCGAACTTAATCTTTTCGAAATCATAGATAATGGTATCGCCCTCGACTCTAACAGCTGCACTTTGTGCTGCTACTGATGCAGAAACTGATGCAAACTCTGCGTCCATCGATGAGCCGATAGATCCTCTGGGTCTTGCTCTATCTTGAGCGTCTTGAAGCAAACCCATCTCGGCGTCCATAGAAGCACCCATAGATCCTCGAGAAATCAATCTACTTTCCGCTTCATCAGCGCTCGATTGAGCTGAAATCAATTCAGCGTTAAGCTGATTTCTTCTACGTTCGAGAAGTTCTTCTCTTGTTGGTCCTCTTGGTACTGCTTGTGGGGTTGTAATTCGTGCAGCATCTGCTTGCGTAATTGGGTTAGCTCTGTTGTGATTTGCTAACTCATTTTTTATAGTTTCTACTCTGTTTCTGTTTACGTTCGTGTTGTTACGAGATAGCGCTGCTTCAGCAGCAGCCAGTCTTTCCATTATCATCTGCCGCGTAACATCTTGAAGATTAGCAGTTAAACCTGCCTCTAATCTTCTTCTTTCAGCTTCAGAAGCTTGATCTAATCTAACATCACGTTCAGCTTCAGTTTCTTCGCCTTCTTGAACGCCCATCTGGCTTACATCACCATACAGTTCTTTTTCTGCTTCAAGCTGAATTTCCCTCTCAGCTGCAGCTTCTTCTTCAGCGGAAGGAAGATTTGATTCGATATCCTCTTCTTCTTCCTCGCTATTGCTTGCTGAGAATTCTAAATACAGCTTGTATAACTCATACGCAAGAAATACACTACTCAATGCTGATATGAATGATATGATCCAACCAGGTCCAGGAACTGCGGCGCCTGCTGCAGCCAAAGCAATTCTTTTCGCAGCTGCTCTAAACAAACGTGGTGATTTTCTCTTCATATATGTCAAATATCTACGAAGAAAACTTCTTTGTCTATTAGGAACAGGTCTTGGTGGCTGCTGCCTCGGTGGCTGAGGTCTTGGTGGTTGCTGCCTTGGTGGTTGTCTTCTATCAGGCAAATCTGGCATAGGAATATTATCGATATTCAGACCAGGAGTTGCAGCAGGAGGAGGTGTTTGCGTGGGACCAGCTGCTGGAGTACCACCAGCAGACTGACCAGAACCATAAACAGTCAAAATCTTTTCAAGGATTCTATTTTGTTCTTGTTGATTTTCAAGAATAGTTCTAGTCAGATCAGTTTGTCTTGATAGGTTTCTTGATATATCTTCGCTCGAGGTATTGATACCATCAGCGTCTTTAGACCCAGAAACTCTAGCCATTGCCCTACCAATAGTAGGAAACATCTTATTGAAAGTAGCAGAGCCAAGGCGTAAAGTTCCCTTGGCTGCTGCTCTTGCTACTCTACCACCAAGCGATGGTTTATTTGCTGATGGCAGAGTTCCTGACATTAAGCTTTACCTGCGATCTTTTCCTGACCTCTGGTATAAGCAGCCACACCAAGGATAGCGCCGAACGCTAGGTGAATCAGACCACCGTTAGAAAGCGTCAAGCTCTTCCATTCGTTGTATGGCATATTGATACCAAAGTTATGCTGAATCAACGGAAGAAACATAGTAATCATTGGAAAGATAATAAAGTCGAAGGCACACATTGCCATATACAACCAACCCATGGCTGGACGCCAGTATGCCTTTGCCCAATGCTCGTCTTGTTTTGCCATCTGATGGTCAGCAACTTTTGATTCAATCTCAGCTTGGGCAAGACCAACAGCTGGGTTCATCTGTGCCATCTGGGATTGGTTCATTCCACCGCCCATGCCACTGCTAAAACCGCTACTCATCACACCAACGGGAATGTTTGCGGCAGTTGTGTTGGTAGCTGGGTTATTGGCTGCACGAATAGGTGGTGGGGGTGTAGGAGAAAGGTTGTTAATAGCTCTCACTTCATCCTGTGCAGGTTTTGGTGCATGATCATCGTCATTGATGTCTGGTTTTTCAAATCTAGGCATTTTGTTTCCTCTGCTCTTCAAGTTCCTTGAGATATTGCAGGAGCATTTCAACAAAAAGATCCCGTTCGAAGGGAATTAGATTTTCAATATCTGCAACACTGTATTTATGATGCTGAACCAAAGAGAAAATAGAAACGTAGTAGTTCTCTAGTGTATTATGGCTCAAGCCAACGTAAAAAAATCAGTGAGCGATGTCAGCTCAATGACCCTCTGGTTGCCGTTCTTGTTTTTGTATTCTAGTTTATGATAGAGCTTTGGGACGTTAGACATGAACATCTGGACTTTCTCAAACGTTTCAATACCACAATCGTCTAAGAACTGCTCGACTTCTTCCTTGCTGTATTCTGTTGGGTCGTAGATTTCATCTCCATCATAAATCTTATCAATACAACGTATCACCAGCTCATAAAACGCATCATCACCTGAGCCAAAAAAATCCTTGTCGTCAAAGATAGAGGCTGTTGGGTAACGCATCTGGATTCCCATTTTGTCAGTGATCTTGATTACACGATCAATCTTCTCAGGGAACTGGACCTTTACTTCTTTAAGATCGATAGAAAACTCATAAATCTCATCATCTTCATTGTCTCTGTATGAGACCTTGACAATATTGTTGACCGAGATAGCTCTTAGCTGCATAAACAAATACTCAATGTCGAATATAGCAAGCCTATCAACATCGAATGACTTACTCAGAGCGCAGTTGTTTACAACCTGCTTGACAGCTCTGAGGATTTCGTTTGGTTCTTCTGATGTTTTAGCCATCAGCAGAATCTTTTCTTCCTTCACTAGAAATGGTCGAAAGGATTCTTTCTTATTTGTTGATGGTACTACAAACTCAAAGATAGGATGTTTGATTTTTGGTAGTGGCATAATGTAACTCCATAATGATTATTGTTGATTCAATCTGTTGAATTCAGCTTCCTGTTCTGGCGTGAAGAAACCTGATGCTCTGTTTCTATTGGCTTGCGGGGTTCTCAAACCCTGACCCATACCTGGAGTCAATAAAGGACCACCCTGAGATCTGTTTGGATTAATTTGTGGTACTGGTGGTCCATAAATTTCGGGACGAACTGTTGGACCAGGTCTTGGTGATTCAGTTCTATTAGGTTGAACCTGAGAAGAAGATCCAGCCGCAAGGGAAGCACCAGACTGAAACTCTTGAAGCGCATAACCGTCATAGTACCATTCTTTGAATGCGAACCCTACTGTAAACTCATACAGCTTGTTGTTATCGCTCCAAGATAAATTAACATCACCAAGACTAGTTGGAAATGCATCTTTAAGAACAACAACGTTTCTGAGAATTGCTTCATTGTCATAAACATAAATGCGAACTTCGGTTGCGTAGTAGTCTTTGTATTCGGTTTTATAACTTGCATGACTTCCACCAGATCTTCCGGTAAAGTCGAATATACCATTGAACCAAATAGCAAAACGCTTCCAGATATCGTTATCTACTGTATCAATGAAATTGATACTAATGTCAGTAAAGTTCACGTTGGTAGGAAACTTTTGCTCAGGACCTACGCCGTATCTAAACACACGCTGAAAGTCGAACGTAACACCTGGGATTCTAACGTTACTGGCACGATAAGGGATAACTTTATCAAGACTGGTTGGACCGAGGATTTTTGGAGCTGGAATCACAATCAGAAACTTATTAGTCTGAATAGTTCCAAATTTGTTCAGGTTACTTGAAAAGTCTGCGATGTTAAACATTAAATCATTCCTCTGGATTCACGCCAGACTTTATCCTTGGATGCTTTCTTAAACTGCTCTGTAGGTAGCATTAATGCTGAATCCCAGTTAGTTGGTTCAATATTTAGGTAATTGCCACGAACGTGATCCCAAAGATAATGTTTAATACACGGCTTGAAGTATTTGTACTTGGATGCTGAAGCCAGAATGTCATACGAAATCTTAAGCTTTGTGGTGTCATTGTATTTGCTGTTGTTGATTGTTTGATACAATGCATCCATCAGTCTAGCTCTTAGAACAGGCGGCAGATAGTGTAGATTTATGCCCATGAAACCTTCTTCCTTGAACCCGATCAGGAAGATAAGAGGGAAAATATCGTAGTATGGAAGTGTTTCTTTTAGTTTTGGGTCATAGAAGAACATAAACATCTTCCCGATGCTTTTCTGGTCAAGCTCTGTCTTGATGTTTCGTTTGTCATTCATCAGGCGGTTACGATTGACTGACCTAACATCCTGGGCTGCTTCTCTATACCATTCACGAGCATCACTGACATTCGAACTGTCGATGCCCTCAGCCTTGCCTTTGGTTGCTAACTGCTGGAAGATATATGCGGTCATTTACCGTAGATGTCTTTCTCAGTCATGATGACAAACTTCCATCCCTTATCTTTACAGTATTCCTGCGCTGCCTGCCACTTTGATTCATTAACCCCCCAGGTAAACACTTCTTTAAGGTACTTCTTTGTCATTGTTGTTTGTTTCTTTGGTTCTATCGTTTGCGCTAATGGTTTGACTTCAATCAGTAGCATATCGGACTTACCTTGCTTGTTTTTTGTATTTATAAGAAAATCCGGAAAATATCTGTGTATTTTGCCATCGATCGGAGAGCGATAAGGTATGATCGTTTCCTCTGATTTCCACCAGATCACATCTTTATGTTCGTCAAAATGAGACATAAGACGAAGTTCCCAGCTAGAACGATAAACTATGTTGGTTGGATCGCCTTTGTATTTTTGTGGATTGCGTGGTTTGAAGTAACCTTGTGTGTATTTTACCATTTCTGAGAACCATTATAAATAGAAGTAATATCCTATTTATCAGAGGTAATGATGGCAATAAATCCCGCTAATATTCCTTTACGACCACGAACACCAACTGGGGCAATTGTGCAAACAGCAATGACTGCAGCTATTGTTGGTGGTGGCGGGATCTTGGCTATTGGTAGCGCTGCTGATCTGTATCGAAGCAGAGGAGACATGGCTAGTCAGTTTCAGCAGGATATAGAATTTCCAATTGATCTTATACGACCAGAAATTGACAGAAATTTCTTCATGGCATTCAAGTTTATGAAGTATGAAAAAAGATCAATTCAAAGAGCTCCATTTTTGAGATCAAGAGGTTCTGTGAGGCTTCCTATCCCTGA